TTACCATTTAGAATATTCAATGATGCCATCGCTTCATATGTTGATAGTAGTGCTTTCTGTACACTGATATTCACAGACGGTGCTTGGCAACAAACGGGCGGAGCGTGGGATTAACGATAAATATCTAAAAGAGGATAAATTATGCCGATTGATCAAAACAAACTAGTGAATTTAGGTAACTACGCAAACGACGGCACTGGAGATGATTTAAGGACCGCATTTCAGAAAGTTAACGATCTTTTTGAGGAGTTATCCGGAGATGTTAATATTATAGGTGCTGTAAATTTAGGCTCGGGTGTTGGAGTATTTTCTCAAAAAAACCTTACAAACCTACAATTTAAAAGTTTAACCAGCACTGACCAATCGGTTACTATTACATCAGATTCAAGTACTGTTAACCTAGCATCTACAGCTAGAGTTTCAAGTGATCCAAGCCCTAGTCTAAATGCAGATTTAGACATCAACGGAAAAAGAATTATTGATAGTGACGGTACTGGTGATTTGCAAACATCTGTTTATGGGATAAACATTCCTATAGTAAATGCACTAGTTGAACTTATTATTGCTTCAGGTAATGTAAATATTAACTTTGGAACTTTTCAGCAACCAACTGGTACATCTGTTGGCGGCCTAGATCTTGGCGGATTTAACTTACCGTATGGCGGAACTAATTTAGATTTTGGAACCTTTGCCTAAACTTAGGAAATATAATGGCATTAAATGTATGGACTAAGCCTTCGGGGTATTCGTTTGGGACTTTGCAAGAAAGAGTTTTGCTAAATCCCAATATTCAACTACCAGTAAATGGCACTTCCGATGTAACTTATACTGTTATTTCAGGACAACTACCTGGCGGACTTAGACTCATAGGTAACGAAATTGTCGGTACTCCTTTTGAAGTTAGTAGAATTACTAACTTTGTATTTTGTATTAGAGCAAAAAAAGGTAATGAATTTAGCGACAGAACATTTGCTATAACAATAGAAGGTGCAGATGCTCCGGAATTTATTACCCCGGCAGGAGATCTTGCAATAGGTTCTAGCCAACAATTTTTTGTATTAGACAGTTCATTTGTAGATTATCAAATAACAGCATTTGATAACGATACGTCAACTGGGCAAAAACTAACTTATTTTATTGGAGAAGATGACGGAAGACTTCCGCCAGGGCTTGTTCTAACAAAAACAGGAAGAATCACCGGATTTGTACAACCAACAATCACCATTAGAGATCAAGACGGTAATGGTTCTTATGACGGAACTTTATACGATGCTGTTGCCTACGATTTTGCTGTTAGATCTACTAACGGATACGACAGTTATTTTTATGATTCTGTTTTTTACGATTTCTTCATACCAACTAGTTTGCCAAGAAAACTTAATCAAAATTATGAATTTGCTGTAACAGTTACCGACGGTGACAGTTATATTAAAAGAACATTTAAAATATTTGTTGTAGGCGATGATTATTTTCGAGCAGACAACACGGGATTGTCAGGACTATTTACAGCCGACGTAACCTATCTAAAAAGTCCTTTATGGATTACTCCAAGTAACTTAGGTACATATAGGGCAAATAACTATCTGACTTTAAAATTAGATACTTATGATAACAATAACATTTTGTATCAATATAGTTTAATCAATGCAGACGTAATATCTAATACATATCAAATCTTGCTAACTGATAATCTTGCAGGAAATAATAAACTTACAATAAAAGTTGTTGGAGCAGCACCTGTTTTTGGACAATTCTTATCTTTTCAGAATTTAGTATTTGCACAAAATGTTGATACAAGTAAAATATTCCAAATAAGTAATGTTGCTAAATTATCATCTGACACTTATAGACTTACTCTTACAGAAAATTTATTATTCAATATACCTAACGATTTAGAATTATACATTGGTTCTCAAAGTTCACTACCAACCGGACTTAATTTTGATGTAGCAACCGCTGACTTATTTGGAAGAATTCCTTATCAGCCTGCTATAACAGAAACATACAAGTTTACAGTTGTAGCAATTCGATTAAGTGACGGCACTGAAATTGTCAAGGCGCCCCGTGTTTTTACTCTACAAGTTATTGGAGAAATTGATAGTGCTATAAGATGGATCACTAACGGAAACCTAGGGTCTATAAATGCTAATTTTGTATCATCACTATCTGTAAGTGCTGCAAGTTCAGCTAATAATGCAATTATTCTCTATAATATTGTAGACGGCAAATTGCCCTACGGGTTATCTTTAAACTTAGACGGTGAAATAGTTGGTAAGACAAACCAATACGGAGATAATTTTATCTATAGATCGTTTTGGGCATCGGATCGACAATATTATACCAACGATATTGTAAGAATTAACAATCAATTCTATAAAGCAAAATTACCAAATAAAAAATTAACATTTACTCCGACAGATTGGGAATCTCATAATTTTGTTAATTACGGAATTACTAGTTTTGAACAAGGAAATTTTTTCATCGACGGCGGGGATACTACTGTTGATCGAGAGTATACTTTTACAGTTGAAGCAAAAGATCAATATAGATATAGTGCAACCCGAAGAACATTTACTTTAACCGTTGAAACTCCAAATCGACTTGTCTACAGCAACTTGCGAGTTAAACCATTTTTAAAATTAAGTCAGCGAGATGTTTGGAGGCAATTTATAGAAAACGCTAATATCTTCACACCGCAAAGCATATACCGAGCCAACGATCCTAATTTTGGTGTTAAACTTGATCTTTCAATGGTAATTTATGCAGGTATTGAAACCAAAGAAGCTGCTGCATACGTAAGTGCAATAGGTCTTAATCACAAAAAGAAAAGATTTTACTTTGGTAATGTGAAAACCGCTACTGCTATATCTCCGGGAACAAGAAACGAAATTTACGAAATTGTTTACATAGAAATGATTGATCCTTCAGAACCAAACGGAAATCGATTACCTGATAGATTAAAAAACATAAACGGGAACTCAACTGAGATTATTGTTAATAATAGTAATATTCTTTGGACTGCTACCCTAGACCAACTAGCTATACCTTCTCCAGAAAGTCCGAGGCCGGATATAGTAATAACTTCAGACAGTACAGGATATTTTGCTGGAAGGAGTAAACCTAACACATATTTTCCAAATGGTGTAAGTAACTGGAGAAGCAGGATAAAGCAAGTGGGGGAATCTGAAAGAAATTATCTTCCGCTTTGGATGAGAAGTATTCAGCCTGGGGATAATCAAGAATTAGGATTTAAATTAGCTGTTCCCCTTTGTTACTGTAAAATTGGAGCTTCCGCTGATATTGTATTAAATATTAAAAATTATATAGAAACTACCGGATTTAATTTTAATCAAATAGACTACTATATTGATAGATATATAATAGATTCTGTAGAAGGGTATGCAAGCGATAAATACCTTGTATTTAAAAATGATAGGATAACTGTATGACAAGCCAAATTAATACATCAACTATTGATGTCCTTTACCCAATAGCGGGGCAAGATAACGATAGTCAAGGTTTTAGAGATAATTTTAACAGCATTGTTGGGGCATTAAACACCGCAAAAAACGAACTTACAGAATTGCAAAGCAAGGCTGTTTTATCTAGTGATCTAGAAAATAACACAGTCGTTGTCAATGACCTTGGCGGTAGTAGTATACAAAACGGTACTTTTAAACAATTTTATCAGGAAGTATACTCTGATGATACAGCATCAGATGCATCAACTGATATTAATTTAGAAAATGGATCGTTCCAAACATTTGTAATGCAAACTAACATTACATTTACTTTTAGGAATTGGCCAGGCCCTAATCCTAATGACCCAACAAGCTCTGTTGAAGGGGTTCCGTATCAGCACGGTATTGTAAGAATCTTGTTATCTAGCAATCTTTTAGGTACAGTAAGAGAAGCAACATTTACTACAGAAAATAACGGAACAGTAAAACCAGGTGTGTCCGGTGTTAACCTAAACGGATTTGAAATGACTGGAGGCGTTAATACTAGACCAAAAATAAAAGTGCCTGCGCAAATAGTAAGAACAGTTACTAACGAAGTAAGTCCTAGTGATCCGATAGTTCTACCATTAAATGACATCTCTGGCATTAGACCAGGACTAAGTGTTACTTTTACCCCGGCTGATGCTACTGTAAGAACAGCAGTTGTTGACTCTGTTAATATTAATACAAATAGAGTTACTCTTAAAGATCTAACGCCAAGCACTCCTGCGCCTACAATATTAAACGGTTCGCCAATTACTTTTAATTATACCGGTGGCAATTGCTTAATTGAAGCATTTTCTCCAGACGGTGGTAATACTGTCTTTATTCACCATTTGGCTAATTTCTAATGCATCCGCTAGTTGACAATTTGAGCTCTATTAAAATTTCTGAACTAGAAAATAAAATAAATGAGCTCACACAAAAATACTTTTCAACTCATAATTTTGATGTTCAGCAACAAATAATTATGGTTCTCAACACCTACAAAGAAGAGTTAGCTAGTCGGCAAAGAACAGAATACGAGAAAATGATTAAATCTCGCAATAAAGATCTTGACAAATTGATTAAAGTCAGCTAATATAGCTGAATGCGATTAGACAAATATTCAAACCCTATTTTTAACGAACAAGACATTTTTGAAGCCTTATACAAAGGTTATCAATTTCCTGTCAACGACACATTTATAGTCGACAATCGATCAGACTCTGTTAAACACTTAGAAGAGCAAATTGGATTTAAATTTTTAGAGCCTTACGAAACTCATTTTGAAATAGCAGAGTACGACAGCGCATGCCAAAGCATTTGGAACATGCCCCCTGAGTACAAATCTCTTAATATTGAAAATTGGTTGAGAGAACAATGTCCGCCGTGTGATCCAGAATCATCTAGATTAGAAGAAGAGTTAGAAGCGTACAAAGCAAGAAACATGCTAGATTTATTGCGCTGGCTTAAATATTTTGTAGATACTTGCTCAAAAGAAGATGTAGTTTGGGGTGTAGGACGAGGATCAAGTGTAGCTAGTTTTATTCTATACTTAATTGGTGTTCATAACATTGATCCTATCAAATATAATTTAGACTGGCGAGAATTTCTGAGATAAGTAAATCATAATCCTAGGAGACTATTATGGCAATGAAAGAACAACAACGACAAGTTTATCGTTCGATGCAGGGGAAAGAAGTTGACATGCATAAATTAGTTATGCAAAATGAAACTACATTAGCTGTTGGTAATGTAAGAATGAACGCCCGTGGAGACTTAATTGGGCCAGACGGGAAAGTTATTCAAAAAAACGAAGAGAAGTTAGTGGCACCAAAAAGCGGTTCACCTAATCAAATCAACGTACAAAAAGATGTTAGCAATATGGATCCAGAAGGGAACGAGTAATGGCAAAAATTACTGGTAGCATAAAGCCAATTAGAAATCACATACTAGTCGAAGATATGAACTTTGGAGAACAAAAAACTGCAGGTGGTATAGTTCTAAGAAGTGACGACGGAAAATCCGAAGGTGTTAAACCTAGATGGTGCAAAGTGTATGCTGTTGGACACGAACAAACTGATGTTAAAGTCGGCGAGTGGCTATTAGTAGAGCACGGAAGATGGACTCGAGGTATCGATATTGAATCAAACAACGGATCAACTATCACTGTTCGTAGAATTGATCCAGAAGGAATTTTACTAGTAACTGACGACAGGCCGAACGGAGCTGAATTTGGTTCTTACACTACTCCCACTCACGGGGCAGAAGTTCGTCCAGAAGATTTTGGCGCACGTTAATTTTTTTATTTGAGCATCAGGGCTATTGACAAGCCCTGATCTCACCTTTATACTATCTATAATAAGGAGAAATCTATGAGTACATTTGACGAAGCATTACAAGACATTAAAAAAGCAAAAAGCGTTTTAGACGATCAAACGCCAGGAGAAGTAAAACATCCTGATCCGACCAAACACAAATATATCAGTTTTGCCAAGAGCGGAATAAGAATTGCTGCAGGTGTAGCACTAGGCTTTAATATGCTTTGGTATGCTGGTGGTTTACTAATTTTAGCAGAAATTCTTGGGATTGCAGAGGAAATGGTATGAAAGAATTGTGGGTAGAAAAATATCGCCCTAAAACACTAGATGGTTATGTATTTAGAGATAACCATCAAAAGGAACAGGTACAACGCTGGGTTAAAGAAGGAACAATTCCTCACCTGCTATTCAGCGGTAATGCAGGTATTGGAAAAACAACTTTAGCTAAAATCTTGTTCAACGAGTTAGATCTTAATCCGCTTGACATCTTAGAAATTAACGCATCTCGTACTAACTCCGTAGAAGATGTACGTGACAAAATTGTGAACTTTGTACAGATGATTCCTTTTGGAGACTTTAAAGTAGTATTACTAGATGAAGCAGATTACTTATCACCTAACGCACAGGCTGCACTTCGTGGAGTCATGGAAGAATATCATACGACCGCTCGTTTTATTCTTACTTGTAACTATCCTAATAGGATTATCCCTGCTCTCCATAGTCGTTGTCAAGGATTCCATATTGAACGTGTTGACGTTACTGAATTTACTGCTCGTGTTGCTACTATTCTCGTTGAAGAGAACGTAGAGTTTGACTTAGATACATTAGATACGTTTGTACGTGCAACTTATCCAGATTTACGTAAATGTATCAATACTGTGCAGATGAATAACCTTGAAGGAAAGTTACATAGTCCAGAAAAGGGTGACACAGGCGAAGCTGACTATAAACTCGAAATGGTTGAATTATTCAAAGCTGGCAAAATTGGCGAGGCACGTAAACTTGTTTGCAGTCAAGCAAGGCCAGAAGAAATGGAAGAGATATACAGGTGGTTATATGATAATGTTGCTATCTTTGGTGACGAAATGAAACAAAACAGAGCTATATTACACATCAAACAAGGATTAGTGGATCATACTTTAGTTAGTGATCCTGAAATTAACCTTGCGGCTACTTTAATTAGATTAGCAGACCTATGACTTATCTTGTAACAGAAAATTGTATAAATTGTAAACACACAGATTGTGTATCTGTATGCCCAGTTGATTGTTTTCACGAAGGTCCAAATTTTTTAGCTATTGACCCCGACGAATGTATTGACTGTGGTGTATGTGTTCCAGAATGCCCTGTAGAAGCAATTATTGCCGAGGCTGATGTTAAAGATGACTCAGAACGTGCATATTGGTTTGAAATAAACGAATCTAGATCTAAAATGTGGCCCGTTATTACTATTCAAACAGAACCAATGCCAGATCATGATTACTGGAATGGCAAATCTGGTAAGAGAGATTTACTTCAAGAATGAAAGATAAATTAAAAAAGGCCTATATGAAAACCGCAGAAACATTTGCGGAATTAAGTCATGCTAGGCGATTACATGTTGGTGCTATCATTGTTAAGGATGATAGAATTATTAGTATTGGCTATAATGGTATGCCTAGCGGGTGGGACAACAACTGTGAAGACGTTAAATGGGATTCAGGGGCCGGCGGGTGGTTAAGTCCCGAAGAGATTGACGAACAATATCCATACGAAGGATGGCATGAACAAGCAGGTCGTAATGTAAGGTATGGATTAAAAAGTAAACCAGAGGTATTACATGCAGAAACTAATGCGATTGCTAAACTCGCAAAGAGTACAGAATCTGGTGATGGTGCTGTATTGTTTGTTACTCATATGCCATGCCTGGACTGTGCAAAACTTATATTTCAAAGTGGCATTCGTAGTGTATTCTATCGTGACAGTTATCGTAACACTGATGGTGTTACGTTCCTTACGCAATCAGGAATAACAGTAGAGCAAATTGAAAAGGGCGAATGAATCGCCCTTTTTTATTGATTCATTAGTCGCCGTAAATGTCTAACACCTCCTTAACGGCCTCATGTCTTTCAATGTCTTGTGCATCAAAGCGCACGATATCAATATGCTTTGTCTGTTTTTTCGCGAGTAGGCTGCAAAAATCTATTAATCCGTTATCGCTTAATCTGTCTGCTTGTGCTAAATCGCCTGTCACTACCATCTTAGATCCTTCTCCTAAGCGTGTAAGTAGCATCTTCATTTGATTTACCGTAGTATTCTGACATTCGTCAGCAATAATATATGCGTTTTTAAATGTACGTCCGCGCATATAGGCTAGTGGGCTTATTTCGATAACTCCTTCCTCCAACATTTTTTTAATTTCTGTTTGTTTATAATATTCAGCAAAGACATCAAAAATAGGCCTTGTCCACGGTGCCATTTTTTCATTTAAGTCACCTGGTAAAAATCCTAAGTCTTCGTCCACGCTAACGGCGGGTCTTGTAACTATAATTTTGTCTACTATACCGTCCTGGAATAGTTTAATACCGTTCTGCACAGCCAACAAAGTTTTACCTGTGCCGGCTGGCCCAATGGCAATGACAATACTGTTTTGCTCATCGTGCAACTTGCTCAGGTATAATTTCTGATTGGGATTTCTAGCAGTTATAACAACTCTCTGCTTTTTATGCGGATGGTATGCTTCAAAATCTATTACTTTAACTTCTGATGTAAAGCGTTTTTTCACTCTTCTACTCATCTAAGTTTGCTCCTACTTTAGAAAGTAGGACTTGTAGCGACCGCCCGGAAAACTACAGAGGTCCTACATTTTTATTTACTTTTTACAGCAAAAAGTAAAGTGATATGTTATGATTTTAGATGGGCTAAATAAGTATAGAACACTCTGGAACCTAATATGTATGATATTTTAGACATTATACGCAATATTGACGATTTATACGAGAATAACACTAGTCTAGCAATTCTTAAAGACTTTGAACGTGTTCTTGACGAAATGGACATTTATGTGTATGAAAACTGGGAAGACGGCGAGCTAGCATACGGGCCGCAAGTAGACCGTCATTGGATCACAGCTGGCTTCATGTGGCCTAGAGAGAAAATGCCCAATCCTACAGCTGCTAAGAGATTGCAAGACCTTGGTTGTAAAATAAAGTATGAAAAATCATATATTATCGAACCAAGAAAAATAAAGTCGCCTGATGATTTTCGACCAGGAACAAAAAAAGGAAAGTTAGATCGAAATCCTATTTGGATTGTGGAAATAGCTATGCCTAAAAAAGTAGCCTTTGATATCTACAGAGGATACATGGATAAAATGAAGAACGAAGACGGCGAGGCAACAATTAAACCTAGTACGCCTGTGCCTGCCCAGCCTGGACAGGCTATTGCTCCTCCGGCAGGGGCTCCGGGTGGAATGGCTCCTCCAGGTGGAATGGCTCCTGCAATGGGCGGCATGCCAACACCAGCTGTATAAGGAAAAGTATGATTAACGAAAATCTTCGCAAACAAGATTTAAGACATTTTGTAAGCAAAATAGTTACTATTGACTCTCATAAAAGCAAAATTGGCGATGATGAAGATGTAGTCACTTTATGTTTTAATGTTGACCAGCAAGATCCTGCAAAAGATCTTGAACATTTTATTGAGATGGGATACGACTTTGTATTAGATGCTGATGTAAGTCCTGGCGAAACAGACAACGGTGTTTATCAAGTGTTTGTAGAAATTGAGAGAGGCAGAAGATCTGCAAAACAAATAAAAGAAATACTAGACGGGCTGAGCAAGCTAACTGGTATTGATAACTGGCGATTTAGATACTTTAAAGGTTTTAAAAGTCAAGAAGCAACAGAAGAAAATTTAGAAAAAGCCATACCTTTAGATAAAGAAACATACGAAGCAACTACAACTAAATTTAGAATGGAAAATTTTAGTAATTTTTTTAGTTCTAGTTATGCAGATCAAATAGAACTTCTAGACGAATCAATAAGATTTAAAAAAATATACGGTGATAATATTTCATTTAATATTATTACTAGCGGCCTAAAAGAAGAAGTTTATCAACAAATCACTGGCCCAATAATGTTAGAAAGTCAGTCTATGGCTGAAATAATGTTTTTAACTAAGTATATTGGTAACTTCAATATTACTAAAATTGGTAATACTTTTATATTTGAAAACAGCAACTGGGCTGTAGCCTTAGAAAGGAAAAAATAATGAGCGGATTTAATTTTAATTTTACACTAGCAAAGTTTAAAGAGTGCGTAGGAGGAAATCCTCCACACGCTGATCATTGGTTTGAAGCAATATGCCAGATTCTTCCAGACTATGATATTAATACAGTACCACGGGTTTCTGCGTTCTTAGCACAAACAGCACACGAGTCGGGTGGCTATCGTGCTATTAAAGAAAATTTAAATTACAAAGCTGAAAGTTTGATGAAAGTATGGCCAAAATACTTTCCATCAATTGATATAGCAAGACAGTACGCACACAATCAAGAAAAGATTGCTAATCGTGCATATGGAAATCGTATGGGTAACGGCCCAGAAGAATCTGGCGACGGATGGAGATATTGCGGCAGAGGACTAATCCAACTAACTGGTAAAAGTAATTACGAACGCTATGCTGAAAGTTTAGAGATTAGTGTAGAAGAAGCCGGCGAACATTTAACAACTTTTGAAGGTTGCGTACAATCAGCTGCATGGTTCTGGGAAGCTAACAACTTAAACCAATGGGCTGACAAGGGAGATATCCTTACATTGACCAAACGTATTAACGGTGGTACTATTGGTTTAGAAGATCGTATCAAGCATTATAATCACGCTCTGCATGTTCTAGGAGATTAATAGATGAGTCAAATATCATGGATGATGAGTTTAGTTCCAGATAGTTTGTTTATCTGGGTGTACTACATCCTATTTGGTTTAGGAGTTGGGCTCTATGTTCTAAGTAAATTGGTTACATGGATTCCTATGATTAATCAATATAAACTACCAGCAGAATTTGTTGGTGTGTTGCTATTTGGCGCAGGGGCTTATTTACTAGGTGGGTACGGTACAGAAATGGGTTGGAGAGCTAGAGTTGCTGATATGGAAGAAAAAGTTAGGGTAGCTGAAGAGAAAAGCCAACAAGTTACTGTAAAGATACAAGAAAAAATTGTTTACAAAACAAAAATTGTAAAACAACAGGAAGTTGTTTACATTGATAGAATAAAAGAAGTTGCGGCTAAAATTGATGCTAAGTGCGAAGTGGCGGAAGAAGCTATTGATATTTTAAACAAGGCATCTGAAGATCCTGTTAAGGAGACTACAAAATGAAGTACATTTTAGTAGCATCATTAATTCTATTAGCTGGGTGCTCAACAACAGTACCTGTAAAAATAAGTTTTCCTCAAGCACCAGAGGAACTAACTAAATCTTGCCCAGATCTTGACAAAGTTGAACCTGGTACAAAAGAATTAAGTAAAACCCTAGAAGTTGTAGTAAAAAATTACAGCAAGTATCATGAGTGCCGTATTAAAGTAGATGCGTGGAATCAATGGTACCAGGAAAACAAAAAAATTTACGATTCAATTAAATAGAAGTATACAAAGGAGCGGATCATGTTAGATACATTATTGTGGATAGCCGTAGGCGCATTCATTGGTTGGAATTTTCCACAACCTAGTTGGGCAGCAGCAATACAAGCAAAAGTAAAAAGTTTTTTTACTAAAAGTTAATAAGGAGCAGAAATGAGCGTAGTAGATTCAGTTTTAAAAATTTTTACTAAAGAAGTAAAAGATCCAGATGCACCCAAGCCTGCACCTGGTTCACGTAGCGAACGTGAAGCAAAGATTAAAGACAAAGCAGGTATGGTTATTTCCGTATTTGCTTTATTCTTAGCCGTTAATGCATGGTACGGCGGCAAGTTAAGTTCTACAGTTCTTAACAATACACTAGGTGCTAACAATACATGGGCACAGTATCAAGCTAAAGCAGGTCGTGGTGTTAGCTACGAAATTGCCGCTAAGACAACTAATGATCCAAAACTAAAAGCAGAGTTCATGGCTGAGAAAGAGCGTATGGATGCTGACAAGAAAGAAATTGCTGAAAAAGCAAGAGCAATGGAAGCCGCTCGCGAAGAAGCTAAAAAATCCAGTCCATGGATTGGATATGCAAGTACAGCATATCAACTAGCTATTGTTGTGCTATCTGCAAGTATTTTAGCAGTTAGCATGCCAATGTTCTGGGGCAGTTTTGTAGTAGCAGGATTTGGAATAGTATTAAGCCTAAATGGCTTAATGCTTTGGTTTTAAGGAGAATTTGAGATGACAGAAGAAAAGAAATCAGATCCTAACTGGATGCAAAATTTATGGCGTCCAATGATGGGTTGGATGTATATGTTGATCTGTGTATTAGATATGGCTGTATTTCCAGTGTTATGGAGTCTATTACAAGCATCTATGAAAATGCCAATAACACAATGGAATCCACTAACATTACAAGGTGCTGGTTTATTCCATATCGCAATGGGTGCTGTTTTAGGTATTGCAGCATTTGGTCGTACACAGGAAAAATTAGCAGGCACAGCAGCAAATCCTACAGCAACTACCACTAACGTTAACATGACCGGAAATGTGTCAGGTGGGTTTGGTAGCAATCAAGGAGCAATGACTAATAACAACTTTGGTGGCCCTTCAGCATTCGGTACACCTTCTCAAGGATCTGGTGGGTTTGGTTCAAGTCAACCAGGATTTGGCGCTGTTCCGCCAGTAACAAATAGTTTTGGATCAGCACCTATAACAACAACAGCCGGTGGTAAGAAAATTGTACCACAAGGCGATGATCCAGTTTTATAAAGGAAAATTAAAATGAAACTATTATTTGCACTATTAACATCATTGGCTCTTGCTGGAAATGCGTATGCTGGTGGTGAAGTAAAAGAAGTTTGTAAAGATAAAGTCGGTAAAGACGGTAAGGCTGTAATGGATAAGAAAACTAATAAGCCCGTTCAAGAGTGTAAAAAAATTAAAGTACACAAAAAAGTAGAAGGTGAAAAAGTTCCAGAATCAGCGAAAAAGAAATAAAATTCAAACCGCTTGACAGGTCAGTGTAAATATAGTACTATCTATATTACTTGACCTGTTTTTACGACTATGAATGACTACTATAAGATTTTAGGTATTAACGAATCTGCAAGCCCAGACGAAATAAAAAAAGCCTATAGAGGCTTGGCTAATAAACACCATCCCGATAAAGGCGGTGATCAAAATCTTTTTAAGGATATCAGTGTTGCATACGATACACTAAGCAATCCTCAAAAAAAAGCGGACTACGATAATCAACGAAAGTTCGGCGACGGACATCAATTTCACTTTCATACAGGTAATGCCGGGTTTAATGATATGTTTGGCGGCATGAATAGTCCGTTCGGTGATATTTTTGGATTCCAAAGAAGATCAGTAAAAAATAGAGACTTGAACATTCAATGTCAAATATCATTATTAGACAGTTTTTTAGGTAAGCAACTAGAAGCCAATTATAGACTACCTAGTGGAAAGTCGCAAACTGTAGTTATAAATCTCCCCGAAGGTATTTGTCATGGGGACACTATTAGATATCAAGGATTAGGCGACGACTCTAATCCTAATATTCAACGAGGTAACTTAAACGTTACAATTATCGTTGCTCCGGATCCTGAGTTTGAAAGGAGAGGCGATGATTTATATGCTGTAGTAGCAATTACTCCAATCGAAGCTATGATCGGTTGTAGGAAAAAAGTAACTAAAATTAATGGGCAGAGTATGGATCTTGATCTAAAGCCTGGCATAGAATCGGGATCTGAGTATGCTTCAAACGGTAATGGTTTTAAAAACCCACATTCGGGAAAAATAGGAAGATTTGTTACAGTTGTAAAAATACAAACTCCAGCTGTTACTGATCCAAATTTAGTAAATCAATTAAAAATTTTAAATGATAAAATTACTAAATCGTCTTGACTTCTTAAAATAAGAAATGTAAAATTAAGAAAAACTTATAAGGATACAAAATGGTAGAGCCAAGCGAGAATTTGCAAAGTGTTTTTGAAAAAGCAATTGAAACAGCAAAAAAACTCCATCACGAATATTTAACTATAGAGCATCTACTGTTTGCAATGCTCGCTGACGAACCGTTTAGTAATACTGTTCAAGGCTACGGTGCTAATGTCGAAGGTCTAAGAAAAGATCTTGCAGACTATTTAGAATTTAAATGCAGCGAAATTACAGTACCAGACGTAGTTGTAAAACCTCGAAAGACACAGAGTGTAGAACGTGTGCTTAATAGAGCGTTTACACAAGTTCTTTTTAACGGAAGACAGAGAATAGATCCCAGTGATGTTTTTATTGCTATGATGAGCGAAAAAAGATCATATGCATTTTATTTTATTGCTAAAGCAGAAATTGATAAAGACAAATTTGCTGATTACCTAAACAACGAGTCTGTTGAGCAAGAAGAACAAGAACAACCAGACGGTCAAAGTTCTAAGGCTTTACAAGCATTTACAACTAACTTAAATGATCAAGTTAAGAAAAATAAAATTGATCCAGTTATTGGAAGAATAGACGAACTAGAACAAATCTCATTAGCACTAGGGCGTAGGTCTAAAAGTAATGTTATTTTAGTTGGTGATCCGGGTGTAGGTAAGACTGCTATAGCAGAAGGACTTGCTTACAATATTGTTAGGGGTGCTATTCCAGATTTCCTTAAAGACTATACAGTTTATAACTTAGATATAAGTTCAATGCTTGCTGGTAGTAAATATCGAGGTGATTTTGAAGAACGTTTCAAAATGGTACTCAAGGCTCTAGGCAAGAAAGGTAAGACGGTATTGTTTATTGACGAGGCCCACATGATCAGCGGTGCTGGTTCGGCTGGTAATAGTGCCAACGATCTTGCCAATATGATGAAGCCAGCACTAAGCAAAGGTAACATCAAAGTTGTAGCATCAACAACCTGGGAAGAATATCGCAAGCACTTTGAAAAAGATCGTGCGTTAATGCGTCGATTCCAACGCATCACTGTTGACGAGCCTTCAGAAGAGATGACTTTACAAATTCTTAAAGGAATTAAGAAGTATTACGAAAGTCATCATAATGTAAAAATTAAAGAAGATGCTCTTCAAGCATCAATAAAATTAAGTGTCAAATATCAAGCAGATAAAAAACTTCCAGACAAGGCTATTGATTTAATCGATTGTGCGTGTTCTAGATTCAATTTGAAACTTGCAGACGAAAGAGTAGTTACTGAAAAAGAAATTCAATTTGAAATTTCTAAAGCTGTAAACTTACCAGAAGAGCAAGTTATGGAAACTGAGAGCGTGAATTTGTCAAAATTAGAAGATAATATTAAATCAGAAGTGTACGGACAAGAACATGCTGTTATTGACATTGTAGATAAAATTGTTGTGGCACAGGCAGGACTTAAACCTGAAAATAAACCTATTGGTTCATTTGTATTCATGGGACCAACAGGGTGTGGTAAGACAGAAACAGCAAAATCTTTAGCCAAGCATTTAGGAGTAAAGCTGTTACGATTTGATATGTCAGAATATCAAGAAAAGCACAGCATCAGCAAGTTGATTGGAAGCCCTCCAGGATATGTTGGGTTTGAAGAGAATACTGGTATGCTTATTACACAGATTCAAGAGAACCCAAATGCTGTTCTGTTATTTGACGAAGTTGAAAAGTCACATCCAGATGTTAGCACAGTATTGCTACAGATGATGGATAACGGTTTTATTACTGGGTCAAACGGTAAACGTGCAGATTGCCGCAACTTAATACTCATTCTTACAACCAATGCTGGCGCACAGTCAGCAGAAAAGAATCAAATTGGGTTTGGTAGCCAATCTAAGGACTACAGCGATGCAGATCTTAAAAAGTTTTTTGCACCTGAATTTAGAAATAGATTAGATGGCATAATTACCTTTAACAAACTTAACAGAGATACAATGTATAAAGTTGTTGAGAAGTTTATCGACGACATGCGTACACAAGTTAAAGATAAAGGTATTAAAATTAAAATCACTAATGAGGCAATGAGTTGGCTTATTGATAAAGGTTTTGACGACAAGATGGGTGCAAGACCATTACAGCGGGTTATAGACAAAGAAATTAAAAGGGATCTAGCAAGGATGATGTTGTTTGGTGACCTTAAAGGCGGTGGCTGGCTAACTATTTCTGTAGAAGATAATAAACTACAACTAGTATCCAAACCAAAAACTGCTAGAGTTCCACTATTAACTGCTGATAATAGTATAACAATTATTGATAATGTTCTTCAAAACAACTAACCAATTGTTTAAAAACACATACCAGTATAAAATTGTACTGGTATGTGCTGGCGCACATCTATTCCGATACAAAGATTTAGATCATATATTATCTGCATTAAAACAAGTTGACTTAAACAAAAATAAAGGCAGACCATACGTAAGACTTGATACAGCTATTAGGTCTCAAGAAGATTTAGATTATGCAACTAGTCTTTGTAAATTTTTTGCAAAAACTAATAGCTATGAACTACGGGTAGAAACTCCGTATATTAGCTTTTATACAAATAATAAAAAAGATATTGATCAGCTGATTAAACTAGACCAAGATCATGTAAAATATGTCTGCTTGCCTCCCGAAAATCTAACTTTAGAAAGCGGAGTAGTAATTTTACCAAAAGTTCCTTTTGACTATAAAGTTACATTAGGTAAAACTAGTCAAGAACACTCTGCATTTATAACTTGGGCTGAGTCAAACAGCAAAGTTAAAATTACAAAAAGTTGCAAAAAAGAACTGAGCAAGCCTCAAAGTTGGGGTGGAACTTACTTCTATATAACAGGCAACAACAACTTGTTACTTGCAAAAATGCATTTAGGCGGGTCTATAAACAAGATAGAACGCATTTCCAAAGCCTAAACCTATAAGCCCCAAAGCGATAAATAAGATATCAGCACATAATTTGTGCTACCTATATTTCTGGGCTTAAAAATGCGTATTAGAGAACTACTAGAAAACAAGAATATTAAAGATTTAGAGTTTGTTCGAAAAGAAGGGGACAACACAGTATTAGATTTTGATCTAATTGAAGATGTTACTTTTTTTCTAAATAACGACGATAATATCTATCGTAAGTTTGTATTTCCTGCTGTACAAAAATGTGTAGAAGGAAATAAAAAGCGATTAAAAACTTCTCCTAATATTTTCAAGCAAGCGGCATTAGAAGGTTATAAAGCATACCTTAAAAAGTTTCCTATAAGAGAACTTCCTACAGAATTAGATGAAGAACTATGTAATGAAATTTGCGGTAAAATGCACGAAGATATTTGCAATGATATTAGCAAAGGCTCTTATAAGGACTAACTGTGTTACTTCGAGAATTGTTTTATCGTGAAAGTGCTGCTCCTACTGTTGTCAGTATGGAAAAGTACGGCCGTCCGTTTAATCATCCGGAGCACTTAGTATTCTTTGTAGGTAGTGATGGCACATTAGAAGCACTAAATCATTTTAAAGAAATTGCTGAAGAAATAGCAGGCGGAACCACAGTAAGGCGTAAGTGGGATGGTAATCCTCAAGTCTATTGGGGGCGTGAAACGAAAAATGGTCCGCTAATTTTAGCAGGGCACAATCAGTGGAGCAGGGGTGTTAAAGGTACTAGCCCTCAAGAAGTATACGATTTTATTGCTAACAAAAGCGGGAACCCTAAAACTCCTGAAGACGCTCGACAGCGCAAAGAATTTGCTACAAACTTTAGTAACCTATATCCGCTATTTGATGCGGCTACACCTAAAGACTTTGTAGGATTTGTATATGCAGACTCTTTGTTTGGTGTAGATCCAAGTTTAGACAAACAATTAGATCCGCCAACAGAAGAATATAAAAAAGGTATATGGACATTCTGTCCTAATCCTAAATCAGGTACTTGTTATCACGTAGATGCAGATTCCTCTAAGAGTACATTAGGTGCTCGCATTGCAAAAGCTAAAGTTATGGTAGTAGGTCATGCAACATTTCCTACATTTGGTGCTGCTGATAGAGAACAAGTTCCATTAGATGACTTTGAAATGTTTAATCAAACACCGGGTTTAATTGTAACAGGGCCGGTTTATACAGACGAAGCGCCTGAAATGGATTTAAGTCCAGTAGATGATATGATAGAATATGTTAATCAGCATGGGCCTGCTATTGATGCATTTATAGGCAGCTTACCTGATCCAGATAAGAATGGTATCTTTTATCCGTTCTTCAATCAAATGAGTAACTTACATGCCAGTGGTACGCAAAACTTTAATGCAATTACTGGCGAAACATTTACTAATTGGATGACTACTAAAGGTGTAAGTGCTAAAAAACAACAGCATGTCGTTAACATGATTAAAGAACATCCAGGTGGATTAGATGGAATATTCCATCTAATTAAAGGCATTAGAAACATGAAAGATGCTATGGATACAGCTATTAAAAAGCAACCACGCAAAGAAATTTGGGATACGCACGGTGAAGGTCATGTTCGTTATGCACAGAAACACCATAAATATGGTAACATGAAGTTTGTTCCTACAACTTGGGCACCAGGGAAAAGGCCATGAGACTACGAGAATTATTTGAATTAAAACAAGACAAACCAAAAGATACTGAAGAAGTTAGTAGTGGTTTAAAAACCATTGGGGTTGCCTTTGGTCGGTTTAATCCACCGCATCGCGGCCATAAAGCTGTATGGCAATCTGCATCAACTAATCCTATTTGGTTCATAGGAACAAATCAATCTACAAGCGGTCCTAAAGATCCGTTACCGTACGATGTTAAACTGCAGGCTATGGCGGCGGTTTGGTCAAAAGTCAAAGGACATGTTATTCCCGAACAGAGCCTGTTAACTTTAGCAAGTCGTATCTACGAAAAATACGGAGAAAGTGTTCACTTAAAAGTATACACCGACGAAGAATGGTTAATTAATACGCTACAGCAATACAACGGTGCTAGTGATAAGCCGCACGGAATGTATAAATTTAATCAAATTGAATGGGTCAAAACTGAAAGATTAGCCAGCGCGACCAATCTTAGAGCAGCTGTAAAAGCAGGGGATCGAGAATCTTTTTATAAAGACATGGGGATAAAACCAGATGTAACTATTAGAGTAGGCGATCAAGACTTACCTATTTTTGACGTTGTTGCACATTACCTAAATCAATATCCAGAAAAAACTAAAAAATCAGAAGTAGCCGAAGGCTCAGTTGGCAAGGGCGGAACTAAAACTATTGACAAAGAAAAGAAAGCCGCTATGAGGAATGCTCTTACAATGCCAGATTTAAATATGAGCACTGGTCGTGGCGGTGCATATATGAATTATCGAATGGCTATTGCACTAGCAGGTGCTCCTAATTTTCCAACTAAAATGGAAGCAGACAATTGGATTGGTGGAGACCCTTTACTCAGTTCTTATACTGAAGAAGAATTTGAAATGGTCAAAGCTGCAGCTAAACAAGTTGGAGCAGGTACTATACAAAACTGGTCGGGTAAACGTAGTAAAGAAATGGCTGATGTTAACAAAACTAGTACAGTAGCAAAGCCTAAAAAGAACAAGTACGGAGTTTAAAAGTGGAAGACGAAAAATATTTTGCAGCATTAAAAACAGCATTTGCCAGTGAGTATGCTTTTGCATTAAAAGCACAAAACTTCCATTGGAATGTAGAAGGCCCGAACTTTCCACAGTATCATGCGTTGTTTGAAAAAATCTATGACGAAGTGTACGGTATAATTGATGATTTTGCTGAAAATTTACGCAAAGCAGGAACATATTCTCCAGCAAGTTTTTCTCGTTTTAATATGCTAACTGTAGTCGAAGACGAAACACAGATGTTAGACGAACGTTCTATGCTAACCGAATTGTATGCAGACAGTGAAAAAATGGCTAATATTTTTAAGGCAATTTTTCAACTAGCTGAAGAACGCGGAGAACACGGCCTAAGTGATTTCTTTGCTGCAAGACAAGATGCACATAAAAAACATAGTTGGATGCTAAGAGCAACACTAAAATAATATGGACGAACTTGATAAAATTAAACAACTAGCTGGCATTCGTCCGTATACAGGATTAAAAGAATATAGCATCGATGAAGGTAGCAATATAAGCATTACAGGAAATGAAAAGGGAGAGCTTATGAAAAAACATAATATTAAACCCGGAACTCCTGAATGGTTTCAGCTTTGGTTTAGTTTACCTAAACTAACTGGCGAAAAACCTGTTGGCAAAGGAATAAGGAAGAAATAATGAAAATTATTGAAATACTATCAGAAACAGCTACAACCGGTTCAACTAGTTCAGGCAATATTGCTTCTGTTGTAAGCCCTCATTTAGCTATTGGTGATAAAAACCGCAGAAAAAAGTACGGTAAGGGCGGAAATCCTAAGCCGCCAATGACAGTACAAGCAAAAAACAAGGACGGTACCGCAAAAAATGCTCTAGATATGCCTAACAACATCTTCGGAGCAGGCGCCGTAAAACGATAAATATACTACAAGATAACGGAGTTTCTTAACATGAACGACATGCAACCAGACATGATGAACGCTACAGCACACGGTGCAGAAGCAGAAGCTGCTAATGATCGCGAAGGTGCGATGGCTAAAGCAGATTTATATAAACTAGCTAATTACTCTTTAAAACTGTTTAAGAGACTTCAAGATGAAGATCAATTAGAAGGTTGGGTACAGGCTAAAATTACTAAAGCCGCTGACTATATTGCCAGTGTTTATCACTATCTAGAATACGAGATGAAAATTAGCGAGTACGGCAATCATCTTGATATGGCAGAAGTGATGAGTGAAAGCAAAAAAGAAGAACTTAAAAATAAGTTAACAGAAGCTAAATCAAAAATTGCAGAGCTTAAAAAACTTCAAGCTAAAAAACAATCTGGTAAAGATAAGAAAGTTGACGAAGGCGTCTTATCTGGCGGTGAACGTCCGTGCGCTGAATGTGGCGGAAGTGGCATGGTTTACGAAGAACCAAAAGCAGTTCCTGATCATGTTAAATCTAAAGTTGAAAAGTACAATCGTCAAGCTAAAGCAATGCATGCCGCAAGCAAACGTATCGATAAGAACAAGAACGGTATTCCAGATGACGAAGAGGTGGCTGAAGATCAAAGCGATCTAAAGAAAATAGGCGACACAACTAAGACTGCTAAAGGTGGTACCGTAACTAAAACTGCTACAGGAATCAAACACGAGCGTGATCCATCTAGCTACGACGACAGTGGTGATAGCGAAGAAAAATCAGGCAAGGGCACAAAGAGCCATGCTAAGTCAATGTCAGCAGCTGAAAAGAAAGATCGTGCTCCTAAACAAAAACAATCCCCTAAGAGTGCTAAGACATGGGGTATGAAAGATAGTGAAAAATTTGACAACCGCGACAAGGAAGTAGAAGAAGACCAAGGCGGTAGCAAAGTGGGCTATGGTCAAGGTGTATATGAAGGCAAAGGCAAAAAGCCAGACTTCTTAGACATGGACAAGGACGGTGACAAGAAAGAGCCAATGAAGAAAGCTGTTGCTGACAAGAAGAAAAATCCATTTGCTAAGAAAGATGCAAAAGTTGACGAAGAGCTTAAAGGTAAACAAAAGAATTTAGATGTTGACAGTGACGGTGATATCGAAGCTGACGACTTAGCTGACTTACGTGCTAAGAAAGAAAAGAAAGTTAACGAAGCTGAAAAAACAATGAGCCGCGCTGCCAAAGGTCATGAAAAATATGGCAAAGAAGGCATGGCGGCATTGGCCAAAGCTGGTAAAGAAGGCAAGAGCTTAGAACCAGTTAAAGCCAAATATAACAAATATGACGAAAGTACTACTCAGCAAGAAATGATTGCTGAATCAGCAGACTTAGCTCGTATGCGTGTTTTAATGGCTCGCTTAAACGGATAATCATATGGACATGAAGAAAATTCTACAGGCTATTGATAGTACAGCCAAACAACCTGTAGAAGGTTCTTCCGACATGGCTAAATTTGTACAAATAGTCAACGAAGGAGCTAACCCACATAAAGTTAGTTTACCTGTACAAATGGTTATGCAACATTATCAAAAACCTAAACTAGTCAACGGTAAAACGTCATTAATTAAGAAATATCTAGACGAAGTTCAAGTACAACAGCAAGAATATAAAACTGTACAACAAGAACAAATTAAAAAACACAGTAAAAGAATTGCAGACCGAGTGTTAATGAGAGAAAGTCAAGTTAACGAAACACCTATTGAATTATCTGGAGAGCCTAACGACCCGTTTATATACGGACACGAGAAAGCTAATCCTATGAGTTTAAAAGGAAGAATTAGTCAAGCGCGGTCCCAATTAAAAGATCTAGCATCAATGGCCGAGTCCGACGAATTGGTAGTTTGGGAAAAAATTTGTAAACTTGCCAAAGGCGGAATGTTTATGGGATTAGAACAAAACTTAGAACAAATTCGTCACGGCATAGAAGAATTATCTAAGGTTCGTAAACAAGGCGGAGTTAGATCAAAAGGAATAGATAAATCTATTGGTACAGAATAATTAGGATATGAACATGGACTTAAAATCATTAATAGAAAAAATGGACGAACTTAGCGAAGCACCTGCTATGTCACGTGCCGACTATGATAAATTTAAAGCAGAAGATGCTAGAATGGCGGCTATCGAACAAGTTAAAAAACTTGCAGCAACACCGTTAAATCAAATTCCTAGATTAGGAGATGCGATTGATCCAAAGACTGGTATACTATACTACGGTGCAGCGGAAGGTATGGGCGGTAATGCGTTTACTGGAACAGCTACAAAGTACCCCTTTAAATGGTTTAAATCTACTGGGCCAGCAGATACGCAAAAGTTAGGTCAATTGCTTAAAACAGCAGGGTTGGATGTAGTGCCACATATTGAGAAAGGCTTGTTTGGCAATATAGAATACGCTAAAGTTGAACCTGAAAAATTAGCTAATATTGACAAGCCGCCAGTAGACACAACAACAACTCCAACAACTAATACTACCGTTGCCTCGCCATGTGCAGAAAAGATTGCTAAACTAAAAGAAATTATTAAAAAACTTAAAGCGCAAGGGTCAACACAAGCGGCTATGCCAGCAGGCGGAATGATGACTGGAAAAGATATTACCGGCAAACCAGTTATGAAGGGTAGCCCTAACGATGTATCTGGTAAACAGACGGCTATCACTGGTCTTCAAGGAATGCAAGCAGAAGGTTTTATTGCAGAAAGTTTAATACAAGAGTTTGCTGATAATAACTATCAAGTAGACGAGTGGTCAACACAAGATACTATTGATACCGCAAGAGGAGCCTATCAAGGATTAACTTTTGGCGGTGGTGATAATATTACAGCAGGAATTAAAAGTGCATTTGGTAAAGATACGTATGCACAAGCATTGGCCAAAGAAAAAGAAAAAACAGCTCAAGCAAGAGCACGTAGTCCAAGTGTAAAATTTAATGCGTTTGGAAAAGAATGGAATCCTAGTGCATTTGATGCGGCTGAACTAGCAGGTGCTGTTGCTGTACCTATCCCAGGTGTTGGCCTTGCAGGTCAAGCGGCTGCTAGAGGAACTAAAGCAGCCCTAGGAACATCAAGAGCTGCTAATGCGGCTGCAACTACAGCAAGAGTAGGCACTGAATTAGCGGGAACAGTTGCTGCTATGAAAGGTGCCGAGCATGTATTAACAGGACACAATCTTGCTACACAAATTAAAGCAACTGGTGGAGATTTAACTATTGCTAAAGCACAAGATGCTCTTGGATTTGTTGGCAAGGAACTTGACGGTAAAATGGGGCCTTTAACAAAGAAAGCCATAGAACTTTTCCAACAAGATCAAAAACTTACTGTTACAGGTAAATTAGATGCACCAACAGCCAAAGCACTAGGAGTTTAATTATGAATATAAGAGACAGAGTTGAACCAGCTGCTAATCCAGCTACTAGAGTTGAACCAGCTGCTAATCCAGCTACTAGAGTTGAACCAGCTGCTAATCCAGCTACTAGAGTTGAACCAGCTGCTAATCCAGCTACTAGAGTTGAACCAGCGGCACCAGCTGCTAATCCAGCTACTAGAGTTGAACCAGCGGCACCAGCTGCTAATCCAGCTGCTACAAGAGCAGCAGATGATGCGGCGGCTACAGCAGAAAAAGGTGGATATGTTCCAGCTGTACGTGACGATGCTGCTGTTGCAGGACTAAACGCAGAACAAAAACAGCTTTCTGATTATTTTGCTAAGCCAGAAAATCATGTAACAAGAGACGGGGCTGTCTGGGGTCGTGATCCAAAGAATGTTGGAGAATTTATTGAACTAGATGCTAAGACATTACTACCCAAAGGACAAATTGGAGTTAATCGTCCACAATTTTATGCGCCTGGTCACGTAAACAGAGAACTACAAGCATTAGAAAAATTAGGTCCAAAAGAAGTTGAAAAGTTAGAAGCTAAAGCATTGGCCGCTAAAGAAATTTCAGCTGTTGAAAAAGCAGAAATTAAGAGTGGAGGAATTATAAATTGGATTAAGAAAAATCCAAAGAAAGCTGCTCTTCTTGGTCTATTGGCAGGGATAGTTGCTACTGGTCTTATTGCTCAATTAACATCTAACGACGATGTTGGCCCAGAACCAACACCACCTGCACCACCTGCACCACCTGCGCCACCTGCGCCACCTGCACCACCTGCGCCACCTAGCCCTACAACTATAGATTCAGATACATTTAATCAAATAACTACTTTAATACAAGAACTAGAGAAAGAACCAGATTGCAAAAAAGACTTAGATGCAATTAAAGCAGAATTAAAAGCAATGGGTTTTGAAAATTTATACAACCCACAACTTTTAAGGGAAAGCACTGAGTTGGCTCGTATTTTACAATTGATTAAGTAATAATCGCTCCGTGGAAGTATATTCCACTTTTCTTAAAATGGCAGATTTATTCTGCCATTTTTTTCATAGATCATTGACTAAGCTACATAAGTATAGTACAATAGGCAAATTAATAGGAGATTTACATGGCTGGTCGTTCATACGGTGCAGAAGAAAAGGCTAAATTAGAACGTTTAATTACAGAAGGTTCTACAGTATTACGTGAAATTGAAGATCTACAAGAAGGCTTGAAGGAAACTGTTAAAGCAGTTGCTGAAGAATTACAGGTCAAACCCAGTGTAATTAACAAAGCAATTAAGATTGCACACAAAGGTGACTGGAGCCAATATAACGAAGATTGGGAAGAAATTGAAGCAATTCTAGATATTACAAAACGTATCTAAAGATAGTATAATATAAAGGTAAGGCGGGCCATAATCCGCCGTATCGGTATTTGTCAGCCGAAAATGACAAAGGAGAAAATAACACATGTCGTATGTAGATGCATACTTCGACCGAGATAATGATATTATCAGAATTGTCGAACGAAATAAAAAAGGCGAAAGAGAATATAAAGATATTCCGGTACGCCATACATTCTATGTTAAAGACCCCAAAGGAAAGTTTAATTCAATCTATGGGGATCCAGTTTCAAGAATAGTTTGTAAAAACACTAAAGAGCTCCGTAAAGAAATGGCTATTAATAGTAGTCGACAACTTTACGAATCTGATATTAATCCTATTTTTGTTTGTTTAAGCGAAAACTATCTTAATGCAGATGCACCTAAACTAAATGTAGCGTTTTTCGATATTGAGGTGGACTTTGACCCAGAACGTGGCTATGCATCCCCCGACGATGCATTCATGCCAATTACTGCTATCGCTATTCACCTGCAGTGGTTAGACACTATGATTTGTTTGGCAATTCCTCCAAAGAAAGTTAAAATGGAAGATGCCAAAGAAATGGTTAAAGACTTTCCTAATACTATGTTGTTTGACAACGAGGCAGACTTGTTGGACACATTCTTAGATCTAATACAAGAAGCAGATGTGTTGTCTGGATGGAACAGTGAGGGATTCGATATTCCCTATACTGTTAACCGTGTAACAAAAGTATTGAGCAAAGAAGATACTAGACGGTTCTGTCTGTTTAATTTATTTCCTCGTAGAAGAGAATTTGAAAAATTTGGAAGAGAGTCGACTACGTATGATTTTGTTGGTCGAGTTCACGTTGATTATCTAGAACTTTATAGGAAATATACTTATGAAGAAAGACACTCTTATCGATTGGATGCCATCGCGGAATACGAGCTTGGTGAAAGAAAAACTCAGTATGAAGGAACTTTGGACCAACTCTACAACAACGATTTTAAAACATTCGTCGAATATAACAGACAAGACTGTGCGCTATTGGATAGACTCGACAAGAAACTCAAGTTCTTGGATCTAGCCAATACACTAGCACATGAAAATACAGTACTAGTACAAACAACTATGGGGGCTGTAGCTGTTACTGAGCAAGCTATTATTAACGAAGCACATCGTAGAGGCTTTGTTGTTCCTAATAGAACAAAAATGAATGAAAGAGAAAGCAATGAAGGTGCTGCCGGTGCTTATGTTGCATATCCTAAAGAAGGTTTGCAAGACTGGATCGGCTCACTAGATATTAACTCACTTTACCCATCAGCGATTCGTGCGTTGAATATGGGGCCTGAAACTATTATTGGGCAATTAAGGCCAATTCTTACTGATAATTTTATTCAAGAACAAATTAATAAAGGTAAGTCATTTGCATCAGCATGGGAAGGTGTGTTTGGTAGTTTAGAATATACTGCTGTAATGAATCAAGAAATAGGTACAGATATTGCTATCGACTGGGAAGATGGTTCTAGTGATATAGTAAGTGCCGCAGAAGTTTATAGATTAATTTTTGAAAGCAATCAACCTTGGATGCTTTCAGCTAACGGTACAATCTTTACATATGAGAAAGAAGGTATCATTCCAGGGCTACTGAAACGTTGGTATGCAGAACGTAAAGAGATGCAGGCTAAACTTAAAGAAGCAATTAAAGCAGGTAATAAAGTTGAGGAAGAATATTGGGATAAACGTCAGCTAGTTAAGAAGATTAACTTGAACAGTTTGTATGGTGCTATTCTTAATGCTGGTTGTAGATTCTTTGACAAGCGTATTGGCCAATCAACTACACTTACTGGTCGCCAAATTGTTAAACACATGGCAAGTAAAGTAAATGAGATTGTTGCGGGTGATTATGACTATCGCGGTAAAGCAATCATCTACGGCGATACTGACTCTTGTTACTTTAGTGCTTACAAAATACTAAAGAAAGAAATTGATGCAGGACATATACCGTGGACTAAAGAAACTGTAGTTCAACTATATGATCAAATTGGAGAGGAAGTTAATGCAACTTTTCCACAATTTATGTTAGATGCATTTCATTGTCCTAAATCAAGGGGCGAAGTTATTAAAGCAGGACGAGAAATTGTTGGTTCTAAAGCGTTGTTTATTACTAAAAAACGGTATGCTGTATTATACTATGACAAAGAAGGTAAGCGAGCAGATGTAGAAGGTAAGCCTGGTAAGATCAAGGCCATGGGGCTAGATCTTAAACGAAGTGACACACCAGAATTCATTCAAAACTTTTTAAGCGATGTACTTGAAATGGTGTTGACCGGATCTACTGAACAACAAGTATTAGATTTTATTAGTGAATTCCGTGCTAAGTTTAAAGCAAGACCCGGATGGGAAAAAGGTAGTCCTAAACGTGCTAACAACATTACTGAATATCAAGCTAAAGAAGTTAAACAGGGTAAAGCTAATATGCCAGGGCACGTTCGTGCAAGTATTAATTGGAATACATTGAAGCGTATGTTTAGCGACAAGTATTCAATGGGTATTACTGATGGTGCTAAGGTTATTGTTTGTAAACTAAAACAAAATCCATTAGAATATAATAGTGTTGCTTACCCAGTGGATGAATTACGTTTGCCACAATGGTTCAAAGATTTGCCGTTTGATCATGCTGAAATGGAAGCTACTATTATTGATAAGAAGTTAGAAAATCTTATTGGTGTTCTAAACTGGAATATTACTAGCACTGAAGAAAAAAATACATTTAATAGTTTATTTGACATATAATATGAAACAAGAAAAAAGAGAAATACTAGTTGCAGGCTACGGCTTTGTTGGTAAAGCTGTATTTAAAGCCTTGAGAGAATTTAATCAATGTTCAATTATAGATCCACTCTATAATAGTTCTAAAATGGAGGACTATCCATTAGCAGACGGGGTTGTTATTTGTGTAGGAACACCAAGTTTAGAAGACGGCGGGTGTGATGACAGTCAGATTAGAGATGTTATTTCAAAGACTTCGCCAAACACACCTATTTTAATCAAATCTACAGTAACTCCAGACAATCTTGAAAAGTTAGTAACAGATTTTCCAGATAACCCTATATGTTATAGTCCGGAATTCTTACGTGCTAGATCAGCAGAGTTTGACTTTACTAACCAAAGGTTTACAATTTTAGGAGGTGACGATCCAGACAGTTTCTGGGAAACTATACTCTCTGAAGCGTTGCCATTATCTAAAATATTTTTTAAATGCACACTAACCGAAGCATCTACAATAAAATACGCAGCTAATTCGTTTTTAGCAACCAAAGTAGCTTTCTTTAATCATATGTTTGATCTTTGCAATGCCAATGGGGCAGATTTTAATGTTGTAAGACAAATTTTAGTCCACGATCATAGAATTGGATCTAGTCATACATTAGTCCCCGGGATCGATGAAGATCGTGGCTTTGGGGGACATTGTTTTCCAAAAGATACTAAAGCATTAATAAAATATTCAGATCAATTAGGTGTATCGTTAGATGTGCTTAAATCAGCAATTGAATATAATAAAACGGTAAGAAAGACTCTTGACCTTTAACAAAAACCTAAATATAATCATTAACAATGGAGAAAAACATGAAAGATATTTTACAAGACCTAGTAGCACACACTCATGCACTTGGATTTATTCCTTTAATTAAGATTTCGTCTTCTGAAGAAGAGACTCAAATTGAAGGTATGGCTGAGGATCGATCAGTAATCATTAATGCAAAGACTAAAACACCTGTATCAGAATTTGAAGGTATTTTTGGCATGCCTAATTTAAACAAGCTAGACATTCATTTAAAGTGTCCTGAATATAAAGAAGGTGCATCAATTAGTGTTACAACCGCAGAAAGAAATAATGAAGTAATTCCAACTGGATTACATTTTAAAAACGCCGCTGGTGATTTTCAAAATGATTACAGATTTATGAACACTGAGATTATTAATGAGAAATTAAAATCTGTTAAGTTTAAAGGTGCAACATGGAGTGTTGATTTTGAACCTAACGTGTCTTCTATTCAAAGATTAAAATTCCAAGCAAACGCCCACAGTGAGGAAACTGTATTCCAAGTAAAGACTGAAAACAATAATCTTGTTTTTAGTTTTGGAGATGCTAGTACCCATGCAGGAGAATTTGTTTTTGAAGCTAATGTTGTTGGCAAATTAAAATCTACCTGGGCATGGCCTGTTATTCAAGTTATGAGTATTCTAGCACTTGCTGGAGATAAGACTGTTAAAATTAGTGATGCAGGTGCTATGATGATCACTGTGGATAGCGGTATGGCTGAATACAACTATATTCTCCCAGCGCAAAGCAAGTAATGTTAGAAACACATAAAAGAACTATAGCAAGGACCGTAAGTTATAGAATTGCGGCTTTGCTTATTACTGCTATATGGACTGGTCTTGGAGATGCCATAATCATACATATTATATTAACTATAGTACATTATATTTTTGAACGACTATGGTTAAAAATAAAGTGGGGTAGAATTGAATAAGAACTTAACAATAGCTCAAAATGACTACGCATATTTCCTGCCAGCAACGTCAGGATTTTATGCTACATTTATAGGCAAACAACGGTATGGCAACTATGTTGACCCTGCCCGTATCCCCGCTAGCTTTACTAATGGGATAGAAAGCCTAAATTATTTAGACCCGGACAAAGGGTTATTTTACTATGACCACTGTCTATACTCTGCAGGTCACGCTAATTTAGATCTCAATAAACAAGACGAAAGCGAAGACATGTTCCGTAATCGCAATCGTAGTACTAGTTGGGTACTTGGTGATTCAGGTGGTTTCCAAATTGGTAAAGGTGTGTGGGAAGGTGACTGGAAAAATCCTAACTGTCCTAAAGCACAAAAGAAACGTGAACAAGTTCTTAAGTGGATGGATGCACTTATGGACTATGGTATGTGTTTAGATATTCCTGCTTGGGTAGCTCGTAGTCCTGCTGGACAAAAAGCCACAGGTATTACTACATACGCAGAAGCAGTGCAAGGAACATATATTAACAATGATTGGTTCGTAAACAATCGTAATGGCAATTGTAAATTCTTAAATGTTCTTCAAGGTGAAAATCATACTGATGCAGATGATTGGTATGATAGAATGAAGAAGTATTGCGATCCTAAAGTCTATGGTGTGCTGTAAGGAAATATCATAATGAAAACTTTACCATATCTTTTGACTGCGCCTCACCGTTTTTGGCAACAGCAAACGGACAAATCTACATCCAAACAGAAACAGAAGACAGAACTAAGTGGGTCTACAGAATGCAAGCTAGTGCAGATGACAAAAAATATGCCGCGGATACTCGTCTCTTCAAAGACGCGGTAATACAAGATGGCATCTTTAAAAACTTTGAATCAAGTCCAATAATTGATCAGTGTCAAATTAAAGATATTTGTATCTATAAGCCCGGCGACCTAAATAAAATAGGCAAAGAAGGTAAAACTTCATGGGATAGTTTTAGCTATGCCATTCAAATGGGGCATAATGTTTGGCATCATATTAATGCTGTACAAGAAGCTAATAGAAAATATGATGCTGGCAATGTTCCAGCTATGTTGGTACAAGAGAAATTTGATAGACTATTCTTTAAAGATATTGTAGAAGCTATTTTTGCAACTAGTGATAGAGGTACTGCCGATGCTGTTGTTGAAGAATATAGTCGTTTTTGGATGAGTATCATTGGCACTAGGGGAGCTACTGGTAAAAAGACTGTCAATGCTAGCACTATGTTTGCCAATCTATTTGACGAAACAGATTCAAATACACTACAATCAGAGCATAGTGACGAATTTACTGACGAAGAAGAATCAAAATTAGACCAGCTAGAATTACAGGTAAAAGAATGACCTTACCAGATGAACGATATCGTGCTGTTAAAATGGCAGAACAACTACTAAAGGATTTATGTGACCGTACTGTTACACCCAAAGTTCCTAAAATCATTAGGCAACGAGCTAGCGGTTGCCTACGTCACTACCCTAATAGTTGGGACATGCAACAAGCAGCCGAAGCTAGCCCGCATGTATTTGCAGAACGCATGGAAGAAGTAACCCGTTTATTCAAACAATACGAGCAAAATAAAAATGAATCGTGATTATACAGATGGGCAATCGAATAGTGTTGTATTCTTCTTTGGCAAAGAAGTAGAACACACGCCGGCATATGGCATGAATACATTATTTGTAGTTGATATTCAACCGATTGACGCAATTGAAGGTGCATTAGTTAATCAAAAAATTAATCATATTTTCTTTGGTGCTAATCATAGTTTTAATCCGCAAGGATATGATAACCATAAACAGTGGGAGGAAATGATTTTCTTCTTTTTAGAAAAAGGTTATCTTTGTTCTTTAGATATTCCCTTAAGTCAAGTCGAAGAATTTCACGAGAGTGGGTATTGCGAATACGATAACTTTATCCCGCAAATTAGAATTCCAATTCCTTATATTAAATTATGGAATTATAATACAATGCTTAAAATTGATGACAAAGATTTTAAAGCAACTAATCCCGGTGTATGGTCCCACAGTCTACATACACTAATGGATCGTAGTAAGTTCACAGACTGGTCACAATATAAAAACGACGAAATTATCAAATGATTATTAAACAAGATATACGTCCACATAAAATGATTTGGGTTACCTTTCGAAAAGAAGGTATTCACAAATATCCCGCAGCCGCAACTGATCCCAATCTAGCAACAGGAGATGAATATGATGTCTCGTTTTTGGCTAATCCCCATCGCCATATTTTTCATTTTAGGGTTTATCTTAGTGTTACCCACAATGACAGAGATGTGGAATTTATACAATTCAAACGATGGTTGGAAAAATTGTATTCTAGCAACGAAGGTGTATTGTCGCTAGACTATAAGAGTTGTGAGATGATGAGC